GCGAACAGGTACTCCACCAATTCCGGCATTGGACCCATCGGCGGGAGAGCGCCGACGTAGCGCTTCCCCCGCTGCTCGCGCCCCTTCTCTGGCGTGCTGTCCAGCCATGCCCGAAACCTCACCCAGACTTTCGCGGCTTCGACGCCGTCGCGATAAAAAAAGACCGGTCGGCCTGGTGCTCATCGACCTGCTCCGCGATCCATGGGAACCGCTCATACAGCATCCGGGCATTGTCCTCGCTGAATGCGAGTGCCTTGCCTTCCAGCTCGATATTGCCCCAGTCGAGTGTTTTGGCAACGCGGGAATCCATCGCCATGGCTTCGATCTCGTCGAAGTCGATGCTCTGCTTCCCAGCCTGGCGCAGCTTCCGCCGCATCACGCTCTGGCGCTGCTTGGCGATCTTGGAATCCGGCCCTGCGCTCTTGATCCAAGCGTCCATCGGCTCTCCCGTTGCCGGGTGCTTTAGCGTGAGAACCGCGCCTTGGTCAGAGCCTGCAATCGTATCGAGTTCGTCTAGTTTCATGCTGTCGTTTCCTTTGCTGTCGGTGCTGTCAGTGTACAGGAAAAGAGCGGGACAGCGCGGCGACAGCGGACCGCGCCATCCCTACCGGGCAAGCCCGGATTAGGTCGCCGCCACCTCCACGATGTCGGTCGTGATTTCGATCATCACGGAGGCAGACGTGATCTGATCGACCGATCCGACGTTGGTGGTGTAGGACATGACGACACCGGCAAAATAGAGCGTCGTGCCGTCCTGAAGCACGATCTCGAAAGCGACCGGATCGTCAGAGTCGAGCGCGGTGATGATGTCGGCCTGCCCGGTGTCGGTCGGAACGCGGGCAACGGTCATGGCCACCTGACCGTCGTTGTAGCTGCCTTTGCGCTTGACAGTGCGACGTGCGCCCAAAGGATTGTGCGTAACGAGCGCGTATTCGCGGCCAAACTCGCCCAGGTCGGTGACTTCGCCGACAGCCGAGTAGGACAGCGCACCGTAGCCGCTGGCGTCGTAAGTGGCCGGGAGAGTGCTGCTGATGCCGATCGTCGTACCGGCAGACGTAAATGCTCCGGAAATGCTCATGATTCAGTACCTCGCGCGAGTTTTGCCCGGTAACCGAGCGTGATTACGACAGAATACCAACCGTCAGTTGCGGCCCCAGGTTGCCGCTGTTGGCTGGCGATGGTCGCTGCTTGGCCGTCGTATTCAACCAGCGAGCCAATCGGGAAAGCCCGGAAAATCTCCTCGGCTTTCGTTTTCGCTGCAATCGCGCCAGTCCCGACCGGGTAGCGCAGGATTGCCTGAAATATGCCGTCTGTGATGTCACGGCTGCTCAGATCGTAGCCGGTCACGTCGTTCGCCAGCGTCGACAGCAGGCCGAAACCGCCGTCAATAAAGGCTTGCACGAACGCCTGGTCGATCTTAACGGCGGACACGACGCGCCTCCTGCTCGACCGTGCGCTCCAGTCTGGCGATATTCCGACGCGCCATGCCGTCGCGCTCTTCCCAGACTTCAGCATACGGCAGATTGTTGGACAGCCAGTTAACGCGCCCGGCCTGCACAGTCGCCAGCACATCGGCCTGTGCTGATCCGCCCGGCGATCCCTGCGGAACCGTATCGAGCCGGTCGGTTTGCGTGGTGATCGGATTGTCGAGGCTCACTTGCCAATTGCCTCGCAGCCGCCCGGTATCAACGCGGGTGTCCTCGATGATCCCGTTGAACAGCTCGACCACGACCGCACGCGCCACCGTGTCGACGTCCTGCTTCAACGCCTTGGCGAACCGCTCAATGTCAGCTTGGAAAAGCTGCGGCGTACTCATGCCCGCACCCTCACAAAGTGCGCTAGGTCGGTGCCTGCTGGACTGCTGGTCTGCACTTCTTGAATGGCATACGTCGCGCCGTCCACCGTCACTGTATCGCTCAGACGCGGCTCGATCTCAGTGGCGCGAATGACCAGTTCGCGGTCGGTTGACTGGATGCGCGTTCCGTCGATCAGACTGTTCGGATACCGGCGCAGTGTGCCGACGGTCTCAATTGTGGTCGTGGTCTGCGTGCTGACGCCCGTCACAGGATCGATGCCACCACCAGTGATGCGGGTGAACGTGACCACTTGCCCGAACCGCTCCAGCAAGTCAGACGCCACGCCCTGCATTCGGTCGTAGAACGCGCTCATGACCGCTCCAGGATGATGGCCTGACCGCGGGTGATCTGTCGGATCAGCGCCATGGCCTGCGACTGTATGACGCGCTCGCCAACCACGGTCGGCTCGGCATAGGCCACCTCGACAGCGCCATCCACGCGCTCCCGCGTCACGTGCTGGCGGTCGGTGCGGTTGTACAGGTCGACGCCGCCGTTCAGGTCCAGGACCAGTTCCTTCTGCACCTGCTCGACCAGCGCCGGTACCGTCTCGTCGTCTGCTTCGTAGCCTCGGATGATTGCGCCAGAGCGCGGCCATGCGAGCGCCTGGTCGGCGTCGGTGCGCGTCCCGCGATACCGGCCCTCCAGCGTCTCCATGTAGTCAGTGGCCTTGATCAGCAGCACGTCGGTAGCCGCCGTGTCAGCGAGCGTGACACCACGCTCGGCAGCGTAGGCAATCGCGGCAGCGCGGGTGATGTAGCTGTTCGTTCCGACTGTGATCGTCATGCCCGCTGCTCCCATCGCGCCCGGAATAGGCCTTCCGCGTCCGCCGTGTTGATGCTGTTGATGCGGATATAGTACGTGCCCGCAGGGAAGCCCAGCGGCAGTTCCTCGCTGGCGCTGATCTCGTTTGCCTGCGCCGCAGGACTGCCCGCGTTCAGCAGCAGGACATCCACCACCGTCCCGCCCGTGTGTGTACCGCCAGCCGCCATCGTCACATTTGCGCTGACGGTCGGTGCCTCGCTCATGCCGTTGGCTGGCAGGATCGGCAGTGGTGTGCTGAACGTGCCGCCCTCGGTACCGCCGACCACCAGCTCGACGCTGCACTCGCCGAGAATCAGCACAGCTCCGAAGGTCTGCACAATCGTGTCACCACTCGCTATCACCTTGATGACCTCGGTGGCGTCAGGCGCAATGTCGAACTGGCGGAACGTGTAGAACTCCCGGCCCTCGTAGAACGCGGTCGATCCCACGTCGGTCTTCAGCCGCCGCGTGCCTTGGCGCTCGCTCGTCAGCATGTCTGATGGCGTGCCCGGCAGCGTGTACCAGTCAGCGGCCACGATAGCCCCCAGCACGGATCGCACGACCTTGGCGTTCAGCCTTGGCCTTGGCTCCCGGTCCGGTATAGCAAGTACCCTGCTGGCCCCACTTCCAGCCGCGCTTTCCGCCTTTCTGGCATCGCTGTGCAGGCATCAGTCAATCGGGCTAGGCCCGTCCTCCCGGCTTGTCGCTCCGACGCAATGCCAGTCAGCACGCGCCAGATCATTCGGTGTCAGTCGATCCCGAGCGCCGGATGCAATGCCTGCGGATCGAGCGCAGTAGGCATTGCCAGCTTCTGTGCCGGGTCTGACAGTCGCGCCAGACTGACCGAAATTGATCACGCGGCCTTCGCTCGTCACAGCGGCCTTTTTCTTGCCCTGCGCGTTGCTGGATCGGATCGTCACCACTTGGCCCTTGATCCGGTAACGCTTGCCGATTTCAAGCGGCATTACGGCGTCTCCTCCTGCGCTGCCTTGCGCTGGCGTCGACGCTGTTGCAAGTACCAGATGCGATACGCATCCGATCCCGGCTTCGCGTACTTCTTATCCTGCTGTCGTTGCTGTGCCATTCGCTTTCCTCGGTCGACCGCGCCGCTTGACCGGCGCTGGCTTCTCTTCGACAACCGGCGCAGGCGCGACCTTCGGCGGAACCGGCTTGCGCTGTACCGGCGGGCGCACTTCGCCGCGTGCGATGCGGTTTGCTTCCTCAATGAGTTCTTTCTGTGTTCTCATGCTGTCACCCTTCAAAACTGCGGGACGTCCATGTCCCTGCAATAATCCCTTGCAAATCAAGCCCTAATTGGTGATCAGGAAAGCCAATGGCACATTTTTTCGCTCAACCACCCGATCCCAGCTTGCCGCAGCTTCCAGTTCCGCCAGCGTGTAGCTGGTCGCAGCAGGAGCGGTGCCGGTCTTGAAACCGAACGGGTGCAGCAGATAGGTCTTGCGGGAGAACAGAATCTCCACGCCACCACCGTTGCCCTGGGCAGGCTGGCGATCAACCTCGACAGGATTCGCCGGAGTGCCTTCGCCGAAGCCCACAGCGCCAGCGCCGAAGATGACCGAGGTGTACTTGGTGCTGTACACGCTGTCAGTCTCGACCGGCAGACCGTCGTCGACGATGACCCTGTGACCGAGGAACGTGGGAATGGTCATGTTGCCCTGGCTGTCCGGGATGAAATCAATGTCGTCGTTGTCGACCATGCGCTTGTAGACGACGCTATGCACCGCAAGCGCGGTCAGCTCGTTGTACGCATCGCCCAAGGTGAAAGCCGCGCTGGTGAAGTTCGACCGGGTGAAGCCGCTTGCAGTGCTCGCGGTATCCAGCGAAGCGTCATACACCATATCGCCGCTGTCGTTGGCGATGTTATCGGCAAGCACACCGTTCATCGTGGCGATCAGCCGACGCTGCCACTGGCGACGCCAGTAGGTGTCGATGCGTGCGCGGATGCGAGTCATCGCGTCGCCGCCCAGCGCCAGTTCGGACGCCAAGTCAGTCTCGGACCAGCTCTGGTTCAGGAACGCCTTCCGACCGATCTGCTCGCCCTGCACGATCTTCTGTGCGGTCGAAGTCACGTTCGGATCATCCGAGGTCAGGTTGGGAGCGGCGGTGGCGTCAAGGTCTTTCCAGAACGGAAGCTCGGCGGTTTTGCCCGCAGAGGCTGCAACCTGGTCGAGCAGCGCATTACGGACGACAACGCCGGAGTCGTAGAAAGCGGTTTTCTCAGGACCATCAACCGGAGGCAGGTCCTGGAATACGGTGACATCGATGATGTCAGAAAGACGTACAGTAGCCATGTGTGATCACCCTTGTGAGTAGTGCCGGGTGACCAAAAAAGGCCCACGCCCCGGCGATGAAATCCACCGTAGGCCGCAGGCCTTGATCTCACAATCCCGCAGGGAAAGCTTGACCGTTCAATGCTTATACCGGTTGACAGCCGATTCTGTCAATTGTTCCGGTTGTAATACTCGTCTCGGATGCGAATGTAGGTATCCGGATCGGCCCGCTTGAGTTCTACCAGCTCGCTGCTGGTGTACTCATTGAAAGCTTTCAGTTTCGGCTTTCCGCCGTCGCTTCGCCCGGTACCGCCAGCGCCGTTCGCCTTGCTGCCTGCAAGGATTGGCGCGAATAGTTCGGTGCCCATGATCTCTTTCCGCAGATCATCCACTGTCATCGCAGACGGCGTGCCATCGCGGTCCAACACTCGCACGGTCGGCTTGCCGTCCCTGATCTCGGTCTTCAGCCGTCCGGCAATGTGAGGCATCAGCAGGTCCGCATGGCCGGGCAGCGCCAAGTCAGCCGCCAGCCGTCGTGCCTCAGCACCGCTCGTGATCGAGGCAAGCATCTGCTCGTATTGCTTGATCTCAGTCCGCAGTTCTTGCTCGGTGGTCTCGACCTTCTTCTGCCAAGACTTCTCCAGCGACTCTAAGTCCCCGGACTTCTTCGCGGCTTCGAGCGCGGCCTGCTCGGCCTCTTTCTTTGTGCGGGCTTTCTCTTCGAGTAGTTCACGATTCTTCGCCTCCAGCTTGGCTATCGATTCCTGCATTGCCGCGAACGCAGCCGGATCAATAGCGGGTGCGCTTTCCGTCTGCTGGGTAGTGCTGTCGTCGGCCACGCCGTCTTTTGTCTCGTCTTCCATATCGCTTTACCTCTGCTGTCTTCAAAGTCCTGCCCGCTCGAATACGACCGGGTTTTTCTCGCGCATCTCTTCCAGCGTCAGCGGCTCAAAGCGCCGTCCGAGCTGCAAGTCAGCGAAGCCCCGAGAACTCAGCCCACCGTCTCGCAGCAGCTTGGCGCGTGTTGGCCCGATCGCTTCGTCCTGAAACGCTGCTGGCTGGCGGAGCAGCCAACTGTAGTAGTCCAGCCGTGCAGGCACGTAATCGATCTCTCGCCGATCTTCGGGATTCCGCGCCGCCCGCGTCGCGCCACGCTCCAGCACATCGAACGGAGGACGCAGGACCCCGACCGTCGTTGACCGGCACCGCACGTGAATCGGTGGCCGAGGTCCAGAGTCAATCGGGAACTCGCGGCCGTCAAGCGATGCACACTGATCCGTCGTCCGGCTGTCCAGCGTCGACACCCAGCGCACGCGGTCGATGATGTCGCGGTTCGCATCCCAAGTCGCCTGCCTCGCGGTCTGCGACACATGCTGAACGCTGGTGCGGACAATGGCATCCGCATCGCGGCGGATGCGCTCCATCGTGCCGTCGGTACGATTCGCCGCCACGGTGCCACGGATCGACCGGATGATGTCCGCATTTGGCAGGCCTTGCGCTGCGCCAAGCGTTACGTCTGCCGTGATCCGGTCGATGGCGGATTGCTTGAAGCCGTCGAAGAAAGTCTCCAGCAGCGCATCGCCCGTCGCACCGCGCACTTGTAGCGGTGTCGAGAATGCCGCCGCCGCGACTTGCTCGGGCACTGGTGCCAGGAACGTGACGCCGGTATCAAGCGCCCGCAAGGCTTCCAGTTCAAAGTCGGCCTCGTTGATCGCAATCTCTCTCAGCGCCGCAATCCAGGCTTCCCGCATCCGCTCGATCGGCAGGTCGATAATCCGACGCAGGATTGCCCGATTGCGCTCTAGCTGGAACATGGACATTTCTGACAGCTCGTCGAAGATCGCAATGCGAGCCGACACGTCGATCTCCAGCTCCTGCACGAACTCGCGCAGCCGATTCCATTCGCCGGTCTTCAGCCGCTCCAGCATGACCTGGTGCCGCGTGACGACCTCGGTCAGGTAGAAGTCAGTCATCGTCCCCGGCCATGATCTGCGCCTTGATCGCTTCCAGAATGCCGATCATTTCGATGACCAGTCGTTGATGGTGTCGACCAGTCGCTGGTAGACCACATTGCGCTGGCTGTTGCCGAAGTCGATGACATTATCAGTTCGCATTCGGCAGCCCGCCAGTCTCCAGCATGTCGGCGTACTCCTCCGCTGTCCGCTCGCCGTCGAAACGCCCGATGCGCTGCATATAGCGCACGTAGTCGCTGATCGGAATGCTGCCCTGCACGAAGCCCGCCACCATCGCCTGGATGTCCTGCGGCGTGGCGTCTGGCGACACAAAGTCCTGATTGATCTGATAGCTAATGGATTCCATCTCGCCATCACCGACGCCCATATACCGCCCGGCCCACTGGAGCGCCTGCGTGTAAGCCTCGCTTGCATTCGCGGCGATCAGGGACAGGATCGAGTGCTGTGCTTCGCGGATACCGGCAACCTCGGTTGCTGTCCGCGCTGCGCTGCCCGGCTGCATGAGCCTAGCGCCGAGTTGCAGCATCATCTCGACCTTGTCCTGCATCGCCTGGCGCACGATGCTGTTCGGTGGCGGTGCGGCAAACTGGAACTGCCCACCCTCTGGCACCGCCAGCAGATTGCGGCTGCCAACATACATGCCCTGCTCTTTCAGCATCTCCAGATAGCTCTCGGTCACGCCGGACATCCACGGCTGTGCCTGGCCGACGTACCAGACCGAATCCTCCCAGTCCGCCGAGTTGCGGTAATGGCCGATGTTCAGATCGACCAGCGGCAGCATGACGGGTCGATCCACCTTCGGGTCGTTGTTCTCCGCGCCCACAAAAATAAACGGGATTTCGTACCACACCTGCCCGGCTGCGTCGGTCGGTGTGATCTCCTCCACCACGCGCAGTGCCCCGCCCTCGTCCGACCAGTGGCGCTCTT